AAACGCCAGTAAAGAACAGCGCCAAGCAGATCACCGCCAGCACACCCATGATCGCAGTCAGCATCACCGTGCCAACGGTCTGCCATGCCTCGGGCACGGGCTCGATGTCAGGGGGCACTGCCGGATACGGCTTGACCCTGCGGGTCATCGGCTCCAGCATGGCGGTGTCGTAGTGGCACTCCCAAATGCACTCGGGCAGGTGCGGGCACTCAGTGCGGCCCGTGTCGCAATGGCGGCGCGTCATTTGGTCCTCGCTTTCAGCATGGCGTCTGCTTGTGCGTATGCAAAATTGGCGATCTCATTTGGCATGTACTTCCAATCAGCCACCTCCAAAATCAAAGCCTCCATCGCCTTGGCCGCGAAGTAGTCGCGCAGGGTCATGCCTACATTGCAGCAGTCTCTGTCCAGCGGAAACGCTGGTCCGCCTGTTTCGTCAATCATGCTGTCTCCTTCGGTTCTTCTACCGCCACATACGCCTTCAACCTCTTAATCCTGTTCTTGTTGTACGTCACCAGCGCCTGCGCGTACTCCACACCAGTCTCTGCACGCAATAAAGCCATCTCGGCCTCAAACAACTCACCGGCAATCGCCTGTGCCGGCGTCACCGACCGCATCAGCAGCTTGGTCTCATTCCAAATATCTTTAATCATTGCTCATTCTCCTTTTAATTAATCTATTAATTGTCATGTGACTTAATTCAAATATCTTTGCAATTTCTCTTGTGGTTAATCCTTGGTCATATAACTTATATACCCGACTAATAGATATATTTATTCTCGGCCTTCCAGCCCCTTTTCTTTTCCCGCCATGCGTCATTTATATATATCTTCGCGGATTGCAATCTCAATTACTTCCTTCATGTCATCACTGATTAACTCAAATATATCAGCGCCACCTACCCAGACCTCAACTAATATTACCTGTTCAGGGATGGCTGGCTCAATAACTACGCCGGCCTCTTTAACTTCAGGCTCTGCGCCCTCCCACTCGTACCAGCACTCCAGACTCTGGCGGCATAACCCCGTCACATGTTCATGCATCAACTTCATGCTGCTTCTCCTTGTAATGCCCTGCGGATTGCCTCATGCGAGACAACTACCATGTGGCTGGTTTTTAAAATTGCCGATATGGCCCGAAAACTAATTCCTGTCGCTCTCATTTCCTTGGCATACGCCAGCGCTGCCTGCTCATGGGGAATCGGCACTAGGGTGGCAGCTTGGCCAGCACCCTCAATGCGATACCCGAACTTGGCCGAGCCACCCAGATGGCCGCCAGCCTTGCGCTTGGCAGCTTGCCCCTGCTTCTGCCTTTCCTTCAGCACTCTGCGCTCATGGCCGGCAAAGCTGCACAAGATCTCCAGCATCAACTGCGCGTAGATGTTGCTGGAATCAGTGACATCCCCGTGGCCGTTGATGATCAGCTTGACGCCAAGCTCCTTGCACTTCTTGATCGACTGAAGCGCATCCAGCAAATCACGGCTGAACCGATCCAGCTTGGCCACAATCACAGTGTCGCCCTGCTGGAGCGTCACGCTGTTGGCGCTGAGTCGTGCAAAGAAAGGGTCTGCGCCACTGACGCCGCCATCCTCAATGAACTGGTCAATGACCAGGTTGTGCGTTAGGGCGTTGCCCTCGATCTGGCGCTTTTGCTCCTGCATCGAGGTGTTGTCCACCTGCTCTGTGGTGCTCACCCTCACATACCCGTAGACTGTCATTTGTTGCACTCCCTGTTAATTTATTGACCTTGTACGCAATTATGTAGCAGGTTGGCAGGGTGTCAAGTGGTTTTTTAAAAAATTTTTTTTAGGGTGGAGGGTTGGTAGGTGATTAGTGCCGCATCAGCCGCCCCCGCCTAGGCGCGGGACGGGGGGGTCTCGGCGCGGTGGCGGCCAGCCAGCGGCCACCAGCCCCAGATTCCGATGGTTAACCCTCGTCAATCGTGCCTTTGTCAATCCCGTAAACGGGCGTGACACTTCGATGCCTCAATGCGTCCAGTGCCAAGCTGCCAAGATCGATATTCACCAGAGGCGCGGCCTTGTCGCTGTACTCGTCACTGAGCTTACCGGCCAGCCAGCGCCGGTTGTCGCTGCGCAGCTTGGCAAGCTGCACCTCTTGGATGGTTGCAGCGTCTGCAATGTCGATGGTTTGCTCGGCTAAACTCTGTGCTGCTCGCGTGCGTGCGCGAGCGTATGCCGCCGTGCGCCCCTCGCCGCCTCTATCAACCCATCGGTCAAAGGTAGCCGTACCAATTCCCAATACCTTGCACAGTGCGGAAGTTGTGCCGCCATTTGCAATGTATTCGAGGATGGCATCCTCACCCCCGAACTTGTGAACAGCCTTGTTGGCTACGCTGAGTTCAGCCTTCTTGTTCTGTGCTGCCGCAATGTTGACGGCACTCTGGTCGGCCATCTCGGCCAATGTGTCACGGCTCATGCCAAGTACTCCTCAATGATTTTGAAACCCTCATCGGCTGATCTGGCGATAACGCACAGATAGCCCTCTTTGTTCAATTGCTTTGCAATGCAATCCTGCTGCCTGCTAACCACCCCTACCTCAGTCTTCATCTCCACAAACAACCCGCCAAAGCCCTTGGATCGCTTCAGGACGCACAGATCAGGCATTCCGGCAAGTACCCCCTCACCATGCAGCCTTACGCGCTCTTGCGCCGATCTGTCGCCCCCATTCGGTATTGCCGCGATCAGCACATCCGGATGGAAAGCCCTGACGCGCTGCACCAGCTTGACCTGTTCGGCATGCTCAATGCTTTTCCTCTTGCGCTTTATGTCAATTCCCACCATGCAGGTGATTCTACGGAATCGCTTGCACTTGCGGGAGTCTCATCGCTGAACATGTGGCAATGGTGTAATACTTTTTCCGGAATGCACAAAGTGTCGGTCTTTGTACAGAAGTCCTGACTGAACGAAACCTTGGCCCAGCCGTTCTTGACCAGCACTGCTTCAAACATCCATTGCCCAGGTCTTTCGTTGACCCTCCTGAACTTCTCAAACTCCTCTGCCTTGAAATTCCACTGCTGTATCCTCGACTCCAAGTTCGAGCAGTTTTTGCACAAAACGCGCTCCTCATCTTTCCAATCATCTGCCTGTGGATAACTTTTCACTGTCAAGCTCCTTAGTCGAGGATACCAAGTCGAAGATACCCCCCAAAGAAAAAAACCGAGGTATCTCCGACTTGTCAAGCTCATCAAAAATCGGTGATTAGGCTGTGGATAACCTGTGGATAACTCCACAGGGTTATCCAACAGCTCCATCTTTGTCGGCGGGACTGTCCCTTCGAGGTCTCGCCGAGGTCGCGCCGACTCCTCGACTTAGATGGAGATCTAAATTCAGCCTTCATGGCGGCCACCATTGCCCAGCAAATTCCATGCATTGTTCTCTGCATCTGGTGCGAATCGGCGCAGCACTGACAGGCCAACGGAGCGTTTTACATCGCCTTTTGACGCTCCAGGCACGGCAGCATAGACTTCAGCCCATTCCAATTTGTAGGCATTCGGATGTAACTTGCATTCCTTGGGAGCGTTTGATCCCTTGCGGATAACGACCCCTTCGGGATGCTCGTTCAGGATTGACTGAACGAATGAGGCTGCCATGTCGCACTTGTCCATGACCCTGATGGACTTGTTTTCTTCAATGCGTTGCGCGGCCTCTTGCTTTCTGGATGCTTCGCTTGTCGGGTAAGGGATGACTGTGATGCACTGGACATCCTGCATGTTGCCGTGCTTGGTGATGACCACCTCATTGTGGATGTGGGTCTGAAAGCTGATCTCACGATGGATCGGCTCGTATCGGGTCTTGATGAGCCGCATGAACCTGTTCTTGTCATCGTCCATGAACAGGATGGCGGTGAGGGTTGCATCACCAGTGAAGGCAGATGCACCACGGGCCAGAGCGCTGTCATCGTTTGTCTGCGCGGTCTTGGCAGTGTGGGTGATGATCTTTATCGGGGTTGAGAGTTGAGTGTAGATAGTCTGTTTGATGGCGGCCATGTAACTGCCGACCTCAGAGTTATCATTCTCATTATCTATTTCTAAGGTTGCATTAGAAGTATCTATTATGAGAAATGGTCG